ATATCTCTATCGTCGTCAACATCTTCGTCGAATGAGAATGTATCTTCCATAAGGAAGTTAATTTCTTCTGCATTTAAATGAGGTTTTGTTTGCTTGTAGTATTCATATAGTAAATCTTGATCATCTAATTTACTGTAATCTTGGTTAAGCTTAACATAGTCACTTAAATCTCCACCAGTCTCATCCATAAAGTCCATTAACTTTTGGATGTTTTCTGGTAATGGTTTTCCAGTAGCTTGGGCTTCCGCTATTGCTTCTTCAACCTTTTCTTCAACCTCTTCAACTTCTTCTTCAGTAATTTCTTCTAATACTGGAGCTTCTTGTGCTTGTGCTTCCGGTTGTACTTCTTCTTGTTCTACCACCTCTTCAATAGCGTCTTCTTTTGGCAGTGGGGGTTTACTTAAATCTACCCTCATGATACTATCGTCACCTGCGGACTCAAACTTACTTTCATCAACTTGTTCAGTTGTTTCTTGTGTAGTTTCTTCGACTACTTCTTTGTTTTCTTCTTCCATAATATAATATAATAATTAATAATTGCCTACTTTGGGTTGAATGCGTTTAAGTTAAATCCCCCACCTATATTATCATTACCTGAGGATTCAAAGTTTTTAGGCGTTCCGCCACTATTTCTTTGATCAATCAACTCACTTTGTTGAGATGCTTGAATTTTTGTTCTTTGATCTTTTCTATCTTCTTTTTCTTTCTCGCCATTTTGCTTTGTGTTGTTTTCCATACCCTTTAATTGCATGTTAAAATCGAATTCCATCTTCATTAGCTCTTTCTTGAAAGCGACTTCCTGCTGCATTCTCTGCATTTCCAACTCTGCCTTTGTTTGCTCTAGTTGAGCTGTTGATTGAGCATTGGCCTGATTTTTTTGTATGTCAGCCTCTGCGGCTGCTTGAGCTGATTTTTGATTTGCTTGCGCCTGCGCGTCAATATTTTGTTTTTGTATCTCTTGATCTTTTTGCTGCTTTCTTTTTCTACGAACTTTTAATAGTTGGTTGCCTAGTTTTACATTGCGAACGTCTCTTACATCTATAGCATCCTCCAAATCTATGTTACCCTGCTGCAAAGCCATTTGGATATTATTTTCTAGCATAGCCTTCTCCTCTTCGTCAGGTTGGAGCTCTATGAATATACCAAAATCATATAAATGCAATTCTGACATCTCTTTCAAAGTGCCTACGTTATGAGCTCCAATAGCTTGTATGAAAGCATTTTTTGTTGGCGAGTACTCTATTACATCAGATATCCTAAGGGATAAACACTCCGCTGTTGATGACGTGAGAAAAAGTCCAGCTTGCAAGATGTGCCTAGTGGCTGTGTTTGAATTTGCTGCCGCCATTTTTTGCACGCCAACCAGGGCATTTTTATCTGGAGTACTACCGTCAGAAGCTTCATTTAATCCAGTCACATCTCTTATCATCTGCAGGTAGTAATTATATGTGCTGATAAGGGCTTGCATTTTATTGCCACCAGATCCAGATGTTATTTCTTGAATAGGTACTTTTCCTGGATTCATATCGCCTTCAGAAGTAAATGATCTACCAATAACAGAACCTGTTTGGAAAAACATGTTTAAAGCTTCTTGTGGGTTGTAGTTTGTTCCGTTGCCTAGATCAATCTCAGCTAAACCATCAGCATCTAAATAAACACCGTCTGGAACCATGCGAGATAGTATTTGCTGTAACTTTAAGTGAGTTAATTGAATCATGTCAGCAAAGCCAGTAATTCTTTTTACAAGTGAGTCAATTCTACCATCATACATTCTTGGCGCAACAATAGCATAATTCATTTTAACCTTAGTGTAATCACTTTTAGGTCTCATCATGTTTTTAGACATTTCCCACTTAAGTAGTTTGTCTGTACCTAGAATCATAGCGCCTTCATACAAGCACTCTATAGATCTTAACATTCTACCGTATCCACCTTCTTTATCTTCTGGTGGATTATACTGGTCATCTCTCGGTATAATCTTGTCTCCACCCGTAGCTGTTTCTTTAACTTTATAAACCTCATTCATATAGGTTTTGTAGTTAAAGTATATAACTTGAATCGTGTTGTTATCTTCTTTGTCGTAAGAGTGTCTAGCGTCGCGGTTAGACCTGCTGTTAGACTTATTTTTCATTATATCTTCAAGATCCTCTGCTAATAAGTGAGGAAATTGTTTTGCTAATTCATTTACCGGAATAGACTTCACTTCACCAACATAATATATGTCTTCGAAGTAAGGAGAATCCGTGTAAGAGTAAACGAGATTAGCTGGATCAACATAGTCTACAGTAACTCCTTCTGACGTGTTAAAGTTTGTTTTCACCGCGCCAATACCTAGCACTGTTAAATCGTGATAAAACCTCTTTTTTATTAACTCATACCTATTACCCTCTAACAAAGTGTTAATAGCTTGTTCTTCTGCTATTTCTATGGATTGCTTGTATGTTAACTGCATGTGAAGCTCTAACTCTTCGCTGGTCTCTGGCAGCTCTTCAATTTGGCTTTTTCTAACGTCAAGTCCTAAGTCTTGTTTAACCTGTGCGTTAAAATCTTTTAACCTCATATCTTTAAGTATATTTTCCATATACTCAGTTCTTTTAGAAACACCATTTGGATCTTGCGAGTAAGCTTTTACATCCCAAGTTCTTTCAGCAATACCATTGACAACTATATCTACAAATTTAGATATAATTGGAACAGGCGTCCAGTCTAAATTTAAATAGGACAAATCACCATTAATCGATAACTCATCCTTATATTTTTGAACAGACTGTTCGCCTCTAGCATAAAGACGTAGCTTATGAAACTTAGATATATTATTATGAAATCTACCACCTCCGCTAAATGAGTTAGAAAACCATTCATGTTCTATTGCTTTCGCAACCTTTAATCCATAGTCGTGACTCATTTTTTCTAAGTCACTAACTACTTGGCTAGGAAAATATCTATTTATAACTGATTCTGCCATGCTTAATTTTTAATTATTTTACTCATATTACCTTTTTGATTATACTTGGCAAAACTTACGTTTATTGGTTGCTTTTCAATTTTAGCATTTGGAGCGTATAAATGTCTGTTGTTTGCCATGATAGCTAAACCTGAACTTATAGTTGCATCAAACTTTGTTCTTTTGTTTATATCGAATCTAGACCAATCGTTAAGCAAAGCATTAAAGTATAAATCTCCATGTGATCCATCTTGCTGTATACCTACATGATCTTGAATATACATCTCAATAGCAGAAGCATGGGCTTGTTTTATATCTTCACTTGAATTTGGTATTCCACCTACTTCTTTTTCTGCAACGGACAGTTTGTTCCATACTTTGTCTGGTCGGTTCATACTAAATCCTCTATAACCTCTTCGCCTTAAATAATATAATAGTCTAGGTTTATTGTTCTCAGCAAGTATAGGCATCCCGTAAAATACTATAGCCATCAACATGTCTTCAAAAAATATCTCAGCGGTTGGTGGTCTAGATAAGTATTCTAAAAAGAAACTATTAGCCGGAGCATCTTCCATACTAAACTTGGTTAAACCGTGTAAAGCGCCTTTAGAACCTTCTCCATCTACGGTTCCTGATATATCATAACTGTCACATCCAAAAGCGCCCATATGTTCGTTACCTGGATGTTTAACACCGTTTTTTAATATAACTCTATTTTGTAATTGTTGAGGTGGAACCCAGCTAACTTTAAATCTTCCCTTTTGGTCTGGATAGAATATTACTTTAGAATCTTTAATTCCACTTACCCATTGAAAATTACCTTGAGTAACACCTAATGTTCTTGACATTTCTTCGTTGTAATCTATCTGCTCATATATTTTAACTAAGTTAAATATACTGTTTTTAGATTCATCCCTGAACGCGTGTTCTGTTGTTCTTGGAAATTGACGGTAGAATTCATTTAAAGCATCGTGATCACCTTTTAAACCATCAACTTCATTTTGCCAGTTATCTATTACGCCTACGTCTATTAATTCACCGTCTGGGGCGAACACATCGCTATCAGGAGTAGTGAATACTGGAATTCCGTGCTCATCAATAAATCCTTCGTAGTTCCATTCCATTGGGACAAACAAAGAGTATAAACCAGATTTTGTTTG